GAGCCGGCCGAGGTGCCCTGAACGTCCATGCCGGCCAGAATCGTGGTCGGCATGCCCTGCGTAGTGGCGACGGGCTTGTTGTCCTCGGGGACTTCGATGGCTGTGTCGACGGAAGCGGAAGCGGTCACCGTCGTCTCCTCACTGGTGGTGTTCTCAGCCTGTGCCTCCGCGCCCGCCGGGACGGGATCCGCTTCGGGTGGCTCCGATGTGTCGGCCGAAGCCGTAGTGCCCTCGGCCGGGGCGGACGAGTCGTCAGTTGCAGGCTCGTCAGTCGTGGGTGTCGGCTCGGGCTCGGGAGCGGGCTCGTCCGCACTGGCAGTCGTCGCATCGGCAGCCGGAGCTTCCGTGGGCGGTGCCTCTTCGGCCGGAGCGGGCTCGGCAGCAGGTTCGTCCCCATTGCCGTTCGCGGATGCCTTCAACACATCCCTACGAGCGGTGAACGTCCGCGTGGCAGCCAGCAGCTCCTGCATCTCAGTGGCGTTCCCGGCCTCATCAGCCGCAGTGAACGCCTCGCCTGTCGAAGCGATGAGAGTGTCAACCTGCTCTAGGGTCAGGGTGTCGAGATTGTCCAACCCCTGCTTGATCGTCTCGATCACGGCAATCCTCCGTGTCTGCATCAGATGTGACCACACGGAGGTACCGACGACGCGATGCGTCGAATCGATCGCTCGCGCCTACTCTCGCATGATCGATGAACTTTGTGCAACCTGCCGCGGTTTTTCACTCGTGGGAGTTGGGTGCGGCGTGAACGTTGAAAACGATTCCGGGCTGTGTTCCCGCGATAGACGAAACGACCGACTCGAGCGGAACAGGCTCCTCGGCCGCGGGCTTGCCGGCGATCTGGTCCTCGATCTTGGTGATCCGACTGTCCATGTCCGCGATCGCCGCAGCGATGGCCTCGGACTGCCGCAATTCGTACATGGCGGCCGCGCCGGCGGCGATGATGGCCTGCATCTGCCCGGCGGCTACCAGGGTTCGAGCTACCGGGAAGCCGGGGTGGTTGACCTGGCAGATCGCCACCAGCTCGTGCGAGCCGTTGATCGGTCGCCAGTCGCCAGACGGGGCGCTCGCACGCAGCGCACGGATCTGCTCTGGTGTGACGCCGGGACGGAGCGATCCGGCAATCCAGATGCCATGAGCGTCTTCACCGACATTGACGTCGGCCACTGCCGAGGCGGTGTCGTCGTAGTGCTTGACAGCGTCCCCGGCTGAGGCGGTCAGATCGTTGCAGTGCCCGCCGGCGAGAGTGACCTGGCCGACCGGTACCTCGTCGCCTTCCTTGGTGACGACGACGCCGGTACGGAAGAACGCGTAGTTGCTCACGCTGCGTGGCGGTCGCACGCCCGGCATGCCGGTATGCACCGCATCCCACGGCGCGATGTGGCCGTAGACCCGTCCGTCAGAGGTGACGGCGATGGGGGTCTTGCCCTTGAGATTCGGGTTCTGGAACCGCTCTCGAGGCGGGTAAAGCAGAGCGTCGTCCCCGGCAGCCGTGATGGCCGAGACGATCTCATCGGACCCGTCCGGAACGGTTTCGGTGTACAGGCCGTCGGCGAGCATGGCCGCTCCTTGCATGGTGCACCAACGATGTCAACGGCTCAACTGACGCTCAACGGGATCTCAACGACTTCGCCACCAAAGGCGACGGCAATTCGATCGAACGTGATAGGCCCGATTCTGGACACCATATCGTCCAACGAGACCGTATCGCGTCCGTAGGCAAGTGTTACATGCTGTGCGTGTGGAACGTGCTGGGGCGGAATCGGCGGGGTACCGACCTCATTGAGAACATCGCCCATGATGTCGTGGACCCAGGGAATCTCATTGGTGTCGCCGATCGCCAGGACCCAGGCAGCATCGTCACCGGCGTCCGGGTTCCACAGGTTCGCGCCGAACGCCTTCGCCTTGATGATCGCCTCGTTGTCCAGATCCGAGGAGACCACATCGCCAACAGTCAGGCGGATCTTCTTTACAAGCCCAGCACGCTGTTCTGGCGTCCATTCCTCGGCGTCCCCCAGGAAGTACAGAGTTAGATGCAGATCCTCGGCGGACTCGCCACCTTCGATAACCAGTCGATCGGCATCATCTTTGGTCGGCAGCAAAGCGATCATTCCACCGGTGGCGACGGCCGCAGAGGCCTGTAGGGCGAACGGCACCTTCTCGATCGACGCCTTGAGCGTGCTGATTCCTCGACGATGTGCCTTGTCGCCGGTGTACATGCCAGTCATCTGCTTGTGCCTGAGCTGGCAATAGCCCGCCGCGCGCGGGCCCAGATACTTGAACAACTGCCGGTAACACCGTCGCCAATCGCCATGTACGCCCCAGCGGATCTTCAGCGCGCCCTTGCCGCGAGTCCAGTAACGACGCAACCGGATGGCGCCGGGGTGGTACTTGCCGAGTGCCTCGCCAGGTCCGGCCGCGACAACGGACGGCTCACGTTCGACCCCGTCCAGAGCAGCCTGATACAGCTCCCGACGAACCTTCAACGCCGCCCAGTTCCGGAAGGACTCGACGTCAGAGACCAGTGCCCGATTCTTGCGCCGGCGGTCAGTCTTGACGTCGTAATCTTCACCCTCATCATCAACGTGATAGGCACCGATAAGGGCGATGACCTCGCCGAACGTGGCATCCATGGCAGCGGCGAACCCACTGTGAGCGTCCGGCAGATCGACAAGTCCGGGCAGCGGGTCGTCAGATACGACAGGATCAGCGTTGAGATCGATAGTGTCGGCTCGCTCGAGCGCGGCCGCAGTCAGAACCTCGTCCAGAACTACCAGTCTGGGCCGCTCGGTCAGCTCTGCCGGCGCCCACCCGCCGGCGGCTCGGACAGACACCAGTGGCCCGGGTTCGATACGAAGGATGGACCAGACCGCGGTAGCGTCGATCTCATCCACCGCGGCCGCAATGAGTGGAACCTCGACGTCGTCGGGGAACTCGGACACGTCCAGCCCGTTCGGCAAGAACATCAACGGGTCGCCGTAGGCGAGCAGTAACTTGTCACCGGAAGCAATGGCTGCGACGATCGCAGCGAGCATCTCGGAGTCGGGTTCTACTGCCGGGTATGACCGTAGTGCGGCTGCCTCGATGGCCTGCCATTCGTGTTCGGCCGGATCCCATCGTTCATACGAAGCGTCCTTATTCCGAATCAGGTCTGTGACGATGTCCTCGTCGCCCGCCGCACACAGACCGAGGTAAGCGAAAGTATCCGGGTCATAGGAAATCGAGGCCAGCAATCCGGCATTCTCTCGCTCGACCTGCTTGTCCAGGGAGGCATGCAGGTTCTCGCTCCACTTCTGGATAGGGCTTCCGCCGGCGAGCTGAAAGAGCACCAGATCTTGACTCGGATAACCATCTTCCCCCGGCACCCGACCGCTCGAGCCTGGTAGAGATGTTGCCTGATCGACCAGACTTGACAGACTCTCGACCTCGGCTAGATCCACTCCGTTACCGGAGGCGAGCATCGCCGCGGCACGTTGGTAAGGCTCGGGAACATCGATGTCGTAGGCCTTGGCCCAGCGCACGCCCTGCAAGACCTCGTCAACGACACCGGACGGGACCGGATACGTCCGAAGAGATCCTGTGGAGACGGCGATGACCTCAGCCACTCATCTGACCCATCTGCAAGCGCATCATCTCGGCCTGCAGCTCATCGACGGTCACCACGTCCTCCGACCCATCCGCCGAGGCGGTCTTGGCCTTCCAGGTGTCCGGAAGCATGCCGAGAGCGCCCAGCGCCCGCGCTCGCTTGATGATGTGTCGACGGACCAGGGACTTGTCCTTGGTGGTGCTGTTCAGTCGGATGATGGCCCGCCGGAGCGCGTCTCGGTCCGGGATCGGGAAACTACCATCGGACAATGCGATGCCCTGCTTGGCATAGTTCTGACGAGATTCGGCGGAGAAGGTCCGACTGGCCGCGACCAACGACTCGGACAGGTCCCACTCCATCGGGATCTGATCGAGCTGACGCAGGGCGTCGGCCTTCTTGATGACGTACCACCTGATCGACGGGTCCGAGACGGCGGCCTCGATTGCGACAGAGAGGTCTTCAGGTGTGGCGATGGGTGGGATCAGGTCGGGCATGATGCGCTCCTCACGACGTCATCTCAACGTTGTCAACATCGCCCAAACCATTGGACTCGGCCGTGGTGATGGCGTCGCCAGGACCGTACGTCGCGTCCTGCGGAGCTGTATTGGGCCTCAACGGTGCATCGGGTGGCGTCGACTGACCGAAGATCTCGGGCAACACCCGACGAAGGATGTTGGCCTGCTCCACCGGCTGCAGGTTCTTACCCACCTGGTCGATCACCATGCGGAACGCGACCTCGGTCTGGCTCGGCGCATCGGTATCAGAGTAACCGTGCGCGCGGCGCCATGCATCGGCAGACAAGATGTACTTGTCATAGCCCTCGTTGGCCGACTCCGCCTGGTCTGTCTTGATGACAATCTCGGTCGGGTCGTACCAGATGCATATCTTGGCCAGCACCTCTGGAGCCAGGCGGGGGAACTTCTTCTTCAGTCGGGCTCGTAGATACGCCGAGGACGCCGCATCAGAGAACATGACGGCCAGTGGCTCGACATGGATCTTGTACAGATCTTCGTCGATGACATTGGCGTTGGAATAACGGACCGCGTCCAGACCGGAGATCTTCTCCTTCGGGATGTTCAGTCCGTTCAGGATTCGTTCGAGCACGGTATCGGCACGCTTGACCAGGAACTGGTCGGACGTACGCTCGAACAGGATGTGCCGGATCTTCTCGCCGAGATCTTCCGGCCCAGAGATCACCAACGGCGCCACCGAGGTGCCGGCGGTCTCATCGGTGACCGGAGTCACCACCGCGTCGAACAGCTCCTCGATCAGGTCTTCGGTCTCGTCCTCGACCTGTGTCTTGTCCTCGGCCACGGAGTTGCCGGCCACCGACAGCCCGTCCGGAATGAACAGGATGCCGGCGTTCATCCGGGAGCGAGCAATTCCTCGGATCATCTGCTGGAGCGTGCGCAGCTCGTTGCACGACTCGAGCAGAGCGAGCATGGACGAGGTGGGCTCCCGGCTGTACCGTGCGTGCCGTCGCCAGATCCGGATCAGCGGGGTGCTCTTCGGCAGCTCTCTCCACGGCAGGCCGTGGGTCGCTCTGGACGCCCGGGCTTCTCGGAGAACAACCACTCCGTCGCCTTGCCGGACGGTGATCTCCGACGTCGAGCGGATACTCCATCGGTTGTCGATGAACGCCAGGTAGCATTCGCCCGGTACCGAGGTGTTGATCGTGAACGATCGCAGCAGTTCGGCGATCCCGCCGTATCCCGAGCCGAGTTCGGCCACGCACTGTTCGGCATAGTCGAGAACCTCGTCATCGATCCCTTCGGGGATGTCCAGGCCGGCCTGCTTGTCGTACGTGGCCTCGTCCGGCGTCTGGTCGATCTTCCGCCGGCGCAACTGGTTCACCGAGGCCGGCGGAGCGTCCGGGTCGACGATGATCGCGGCGTACAGGCGCATCCGCGACATCACCGAGCCGAGGATCTCGTACCCGAAGTTGATCTCACCGATACTGTCGTGGTGCTCCCAACTCTCGTTCTGCCAGGCTCGCCAGGGAGTGTCCGCGGCCTCAGCAGCTTCGTCGGGAGACGTCAGATCGATCTTCTTGGCCGACGCGACGATGCCGCGAATGACGTTGGACGCAGCAGGCTTGGCGACATACCCGCCGACACGCTCGGCAAGCTCGATGACGTTACTCTTCCCACCCGGAATCATGTCTCGAAGAGCCACCGCTTTGCTCCTTCACCGGCGAGAATGGTCGCCTCAGATGCCGCCAGCGTATCTATCAAGACTTGAGGGAGCAATCCTGCCACTACGAACCCCGCCCAGATCGACAGGCACCGCTCGCAAGTAAGTAAGTAAGTAAGCCTGTTCTCCTCCGGTGGCCACCGATCGAACAGCCAGACTCGGGCATCCTCGAAGATCTCATCCTTGGCGATCAGGTGGACGAGCCTCCTGGTCGCCAGGACCTGCTTGAGCACTAGCGTTTCCGCCGGTTCCAAGGGTAAATGTCCCACGCGAAGTGAGCAGCCAGGAACGCCAGGCCGAGATAGAACAGGCTGACCTCGTCGAGATCAGCGCCGAATGCGTAAAGCAGGATGAGAACGGCAGCGATGAGGGCGAGCACGGTAGTACCTCCTACGCGGGTATGAGCTGGGCCGGCGGTCTTTGCCGGACAACTGGACTTATCGTCCCAAACTGAAGCAGGCACCGGCAATTGATCGTCAACTGGGGCGGAGCAGACCTGTCGCCCGGGTACCTCAACGAGCCTCCAACGGTGACGAACCTGCCATCCAACGGTAACGTCCGACCTTCGAGCAGCCGGTGGGCAGTTCTTACCCGCTCGTCGAGCCTGGTACGCCAGGTCTTTGTCGCATAGCCCGCTCGTTCTGCCATGGCCAACTGGGTCACCGACCGGACTGTGGTGATCATCGACTCGGCAACGTGGCGCAACCGGGTCGTCCGCTCGACCGAGCCCTGGCCGGACAGAAACGCCGGGTCGACCCGGCCGGCCTCCCGGAATACCTCGAGACCTGCGGCCGCGGCCAGAGCGATGATCTCCTCGCGCTCGGCCAGACCTAACGGACCGGCAGGCAACGACGCGTAACGTTCGGTCAAACCGATTACGGTGCCCACGAAGCCGGCGATCGACGAGCGGAAGATCGCCACAAGGACCGCATTGTCCTCGTCCTGCGGTTCGTCGCCGCTCCGCACGGCCAGGTAGGTAGTCATCGCGATGATCAAAGCGTTCTCGGCGTCATCGGACGCACGCTCGAGATCCCGGACGAAGACCTCCGGCTGCATCGGCATAAGCACCACGATAGACGACAAGGTCACTAGGGTCGCTTGTTGACACGTAAGTGAGACCTTGATACTGTCGGTGTTGTCCACCTCGGCCAGGTCGCTGTCGATACCCAAAACCACGGCGCCGAGGTGGACGATCTCAAACGTCAGAAGTTGAGACCGAGGTGCGGCAGTATCGGGAAACGACTACGCTGTCCACCGTGACCTTTGACGCGTCTGACATCACCATCGCGATTCTCACCGGACGACGCCCTCACCTGCTCAAACGTACCTGGAGCGCACTACCGACCTATCTGGTCGATACTGCCCATGTCGTGGTATTTCACAACGGCGGAGACGATGAGACCGCGGAAGTGCTGAATGACCGTCGTGTTGATCTGAAACTAACGAACCTCGACGGGCTGTGGCCGATCGGACAGGCCACATCTGAGCTGTTGCAGCTCGCCAAACTCGAGCGCCGGCCTTTCACGCTTTACCTTCAGGACGATTGGGAGTGTCGAAACGATGACTCCTGGCTGACCACCGCAGTCCAGATCCTCGACAGCGATCCGACCATCGGCACGGTCCGGCTTCGACTCGTTGAAGAGCCCACCTGGGTCAACACGATGTCTCTGGACAGACGAGTCGTGAGGTGGGTCTCCTACGGGGACTACCGGGTCTCGATCAATGCCCAGTTCTGCCTCAACCCGTTCATAGTGCGGTCGGAGGATCTGTTGACCGACATCCGAGACGAACGAGACGCAGCCCATCAGTACTTTCTTACTGGAAAGAAGGTGGCCCAGTTGACTCCGGGCGTATTCGCGCACATCGGTGGCAAAGGCGAGAGTCTACGAATCAGAGCAGACAACGCACGACGACACGGGACACCACTGTGATCTCCAAGATTCTCCACACGATCTGGGTCGGTCCACCGATGCCGGACCATCTGGCTGACAACATCAGCAAGTGGCGAACTCTTCACCCGAGCTGGGAGTTCCGGCAATGGGGCGACAACGACCTCGGCTGGCTCGTCCACCGGGATCTGTTCGAGCGCGCCAGCAAACTCGTACCGCCCGACGCGGTCGGCCAGTTCCGCTCGGATGTCGCCAGGTACGAGATCCTGCTCAAACACGGAGGGCTGTACGTGGACTGCGACACATATCCCCTCAAGCCGGTCGACGATGCTCTGGAAGGACTGAAAGAGTTCGCCGCCAGCGAGGACGGGACATGGGTCGGGAACACGTATCTAGCCAGCGTCGCCGGACATCCGGTCATGCAGGAGATCGTCGACGGGCTACGACGAAACGTCATCGTCAACCGCCACGGACGGGCAAGTCGGATGAGCGGACCTCAGTACCTCACTCCGATCTGGAAGCGACACCGCTGTCACACCGCACCGCAGCACCAATGGTTTCCCATCACCTACCAAGAAGCCAAGCGAAGTCAAGCCCTCCGCACAGACTTTCCCGACGACGTCTACGCCGTCCACCAGTGGAATCACGTAAGGAATCTGTCTCGATGACCGAAGCCCTAGCCAGAATCGAGGGAACGACTCCGATCTCTTCATGCGAGAAGCTCCGTGAGATGGCGTCCACGATTCCATCGGGACAATGTGTCGTCGAGATCGGCGTCTACAAGGGTCGAACGCTCTGCTACCTCGCCGACGGCACGCATCGAGGCCACCGCGTGCCGGTCTTCGGCGTCGACACCTGGGATCTGCCCGGTCTTAGAGGCAAGCATCGCGTCGCTAAGAAGTTCGCCGAGCAGGCCACAGTCCGTCACGGATTCCACGACATGGTCGTCCTGCTCCAGGGATTCTCAGTCGACGTCGCGCGAAAGTTCCACGGACCGCCGATCGGACTACTGTTCGTCGACGGTGATCACACCGAGGCCGGCGTACTCGCCGACATCCACGCCTGGTGTCCCCACCTGGCTGAGAACGCAACCGTCGTGTTCGATGACTATGGCGGCGGGCGAAATCCGGGAGTGGGAAGGGCGGTGCAAAAGTCGATGCACCTGTTCGATCCGTTGATCGGACGTCAGGGACTGATGGCGATACTGCGAATGAAGGCGATATCTAATGATCGGTGACGCCCTGGCTCTGCGTGCCCGCGCGCACGGCACGGTTGTACGGATGTACGACACGAACGGAAAGATCAGCCGTTGCATGCGACGAGGCCTCTTCTACGAACATGTCCTACTCGAGCACATCTACCGCAAGGGATTCACCGGCCGAGCGGTCGACGTCGGGGCGAACATCGGCAACCACACCTTGTGGTTCGCCATCGTGTGCGGCATGCCGACCACGGCCTTCGAACCGATCTACACCGAGCACCTGCGGGACAACATTATGTTGAATCTCGCCGGCGACCGGGCAGAGATCGAATCCTTCGCCCTCGGAGACTGCGACGGAACCGCCACTCATCACGGCCAGGGCCGACTGAGTCCGGCCGGCGCCGACCGGCTAGCCGACCCGTCGGGCCCGGACGTCGCATCCGGGCTGCGAGGAGAGATCGGACGCGTCGTCAAGGTACGCACACTGGACAGCTTCAATCTCCAGAACGTCACAATGATCAAGATAGACGTCGAAGGAATGGAGCCAGCGGTCCTTCGAGGCGGTGAGAAGACCATCCGTCGTGACCGGCCTGTCATCTATGCCGAGACCTGGGGACCGGAAGAACACACCGCGATATCCGCAGTTTTGAGCCCGTGGGGTTATCAGGTCACCGCGCGGTTCGACGGCCGGGCGACGCCTACTCCGATCGAGGAATGGAGCCTGGCATGACGATCCGGGTGGGAGTCGCAATCATGGCTCATCCCACACGATCCGGGTTCGTCGGTCACCTACTGCGCAGTCTCGGCGATCGAAACATCGCTGTCGTCTGGGACAGGTACAACGACCGGTGGGACACCGGCTCTCGGGCCATGATGGCCTATCAAAACCGTCCCGACGTCACCCACTGGATGGTCCTCCAGGACGATGCCATCGTCTGCCGCGATCTCGTCGCCGGCACCGAACGAGCACTCGATCACCTGACGTACATGTCCGATCAGCCCACCCCGATGTCCCTGTACATGGGGACCAGGTACCGACGTGAGACCCAGATGTATGACAGAGGGACGTCCTGGTTCACCCTCACGCTCAGTTGGGGTGTGGGTATCGTGATGCCGGTCGAGTTCATCAAGCCCGCCATCGACTGGGGGAACGAACAGACTCACATCAAGAACTACGACATCAGACTGTCTCATTGGCTGAGTCATCGGTTGATCAAAGTGTGGTACCCCTGGCCGTCGCTGGTCGACCACCGGATCTCGCCATCTCTCGTCCCGGGTCGGGGGATGAATGGACGACACGCTCTCAACTTCCTCGGCGAGGATTCCTCAGCCCTTGGGGTCGACTGGACCGGAAGAGTCGTCCATGGTCTCGATCGACACCGGATCCCTCAAGAGCTGCGAATACGGAAGGAACACAACCGATGACGTGGGACAGCACCAAGTTCTGGGATGATCGATACCGGGCCGGCCGGTCCTCCGGAGCCGGTTCAGAGGGTCAGGCCGCGATCGACAAGGCCGGCTACGTCAACCGTGTCATCGAACGAGAGAACATCGTCTCGATCATCGACTGGGGGGTCGGCGACGGTGTGGTGCTCTCCCACATCAACAGCGCGGTCGCCTATACCGGCGTGGACATCTCGACAACGATCCTGACCAGGCTCCGCCGCCGGCTTGGTTACCGCGGTCATTTCACACATGCCGAAGTCGCCGCGGCCGAAGGCCTTCACGCGGACATGGCGATCTCGCTGGACGTGATGTACCACCTGGTCGATGACGAGGACTACGAACGCTACCTGGCCCGACTGTTCGGTTCGGCAGAGCGCTTCGTCTTGATCTACTCGACCAACTTCGACGACGAGGGCCGTTCGATAGCGCCTCACATCCGGCATCGCAACTGGGTCACCGATGTAAGGATCCGGTTCCCCCAGTGGGCCCTGGACGAGGTCGGGCCATGGTCCGGCGGACCAAAGGACAGGGCATTCTACCTGTACGAGAAACAGTCATGAGACTCCTCGTCACCGGTTGTGGACGGTCCGGAACGATGTGGCTAGCGGCAGCGCTGTCGTCTACCGGGCTCGACTGTGGCCATGAGAGAGTGTTCAGTCCCGGCTATTTCGACCGGCCAGCCCGAGAGGGAACGAAATCTTGGATGGCAGAAGTCTCTGGTCATGCCGCACCGTTTACCCCGCTTCCGGACACGTACGTGGTGCGCTTGGTACGTTATCCAATTGATGTGATCACATCTGTCGTCCATCGGCGAAGAAAACGGTTCACTCGGCGCAGATCCGAAGAACTTGTTGGTAGATACATCCCTGAGATCCTGACCATAGAAGACCCCGTCGAACGTGCCGGGGTGTACTGGGTGCGCTGGAACCAGATCATCACGGCTGACGAGACCATCCGTCTCGAGGACGTCGATCAAGAGACTGTGACCCGGCTCGCACGGATCGCTGAACCAAAAGCGTCACTGGCGACACTGCCCCCTCGTCTCAACCAAAGCGAACACGCTTTCCGCCCGGTCCAGTGGCAAGACATCGAACACATCGAAGGCTTGACCGATGCGATGCTGAGATACGGATACGACCTGCCATGACCATCCTCATCGTCGTCCCGACCTACGCCACGCCGGCGGACATGCTGAGTCGATGCGTCGATTCACTGTTGAAACAGACGTTCACCGACATCTGCCTACTCGTACTCGGCGACGGTGAGGAACCGAACGTGCACCCCCATGACTCGCGCATGATCGTGCACACACTGAGTCAGAACCGGGGTAGATACTTCGCCGATGCGGTCGCTCAGCGGGCCACGCCGTTCAACTGGTACGCCCCGCACGATGCCGACGACTACTCCGAACATAACCGGCTCGAAGACCTATGGCAGTACCGAGACGTCGGTGACGGTGTGGTCTGGTCCGATCACATCAACCATAACAACGGCATGACCGCCCGCGCGCTATTCCCTCGCGCACTCAAGCCCGTCGGACCGTCGCAGAAGCGGCAGGGCTGCCATCTGGGCCTGTATCGGATCGACCGGCTACGCGCCACCGGCATGTACCACCCGGACTTTCGAGTGCATTATGACTCACTGCACAACTCACTGATCAAGATGACCGGACAGGTGGCCGTTTCACCCCGCGCGCTGTACCACCGGGTCAAGTGGGCAGGCTCGCTCACCCTGGCGCAGGAAACACGGCTGTCCGGCCCGTACCGCCGGGCAGCGGCCGCACGATGCAAGCCGATCTACGATGCGGCATATGCGGCCTACGAGGCAGGGGAACCGGAACGAGTCGCGGAAATTGTGACCGCCACCATCGATCCGGCGACACTAGATGTGGTCCAAGCCGAAGCCGAACGACTCGGTAAGGAGTTGAGATGACGCCACCGAACCCACCGACGCCACCGCGACCTGAGCCACGTCGAAGATTCGTTCCGCCTGGAGGCATCTCGCGAACAAGAAGGACCCGGCTTCGACGTTCACAGAACAGGGTCGTCGGGAACTGTGAGGCCATCGACCCGGTGGGACGGCAGTGCCAACTTCCCGGCGAGCATGAGGGAAATCACCGAGTTCGATACCCCGGTAGTCGAGGTCCTTACGTGTACGTCTGGGGCGATGAATATGACGGCCGGGGAAGTTCGTGATCGTCGACGCGGCAGCCGCTGAACCGCACTTTCTGGTTCACCTGGCGCCAGTCTGGAAGGCGCTGGATCCTTCAGAACGAGGCACGCTGTACCTGCGTCACGACGAGAGGACATTCAAGCTCGCAACCGCGCTCGGGCTGGACTACACCGTCGCGTTCGGGATCCCATCGACATCGACCGCGGTCCGTCTGGTGGCAGCCTGGGGCGACTTCAAACGAGTTCGCAGGCACGGCCAACCCATCGTGTTCATGGAACACGGCGCAGGACTCAGTTTCGACTCAGTCCACGAGAGCTACGCCGGCGGCCGGGGACGCGAGGCAGCATCACTGCTCCTGTGTCCGAACGAACAGTCCGCCAAGAAGAACTCCGACGCTTATCCCAACATCCCGACCGAGATCATCGGCTGTCCCAAACTGGACGACATCTCGCCTCGTAGTCCGGTCGGGCGAACAGTGTGCATATCTTTTCACTGGCCGGCGCTGGTCCGACCGGAATCGAGCTGGGCGCTGCCGGAGTACCGGAACTGGCTCGGCGGCCTGGCCACAGAGGCCGACTGTGAGGTGATCGGTCACGGTCACCCGCGGGCCTGGGCTCGGTTGGACACGCTGTACCGACGCTTCGGCATCGAGCCCGTCGAGTCCTTCGACAAGGCGCTCGAGCGATGCGACGTCCTGATCAACGACTCATCCTCGATTATCTACGAGGCCGCGGCCGCCGGCCGTGGTGTGGTGGTACTGAACTCCAAGCACTACCGTCGCGACGTCGATTTCGGGCTGCGGTTCTGGGACCACATTCCCGGTCCACAGGTCAATCATGGCGCCATGCTGGCCGGCACGGTGAAGATGATGCTCGACGGAGGTTGGCGGAAGTGGGAGACCGCCCGGCAAGAGGCCGTCTTGGCAGCCTACGGCTCGTGGGGGATGGACGGCGGAGCAGCCAAACGTGCCGTTGAGGCCATCCGTCGACACCTGGGGTAAGTCTGGTACTGTAGTGGCATACGTCAGGTAGATACGAGTAGACGCCTCGGACAAGCCTGATGGGCAACGCGAGAACAGGGTCTGCGGCCTTCCCTCGCCTTGCGACACCGTCGCCAACGTTCGATTCGTCACCTTGCCAGGCGGTGTAGCAAGCGGGTCGCGCCAATCCCCGCTGGTGTAATCGGTAGCACGGTCGGCTCTGGTCCGGCTGGTCGAGGTTCGAAGCCTTGGCGGGGAGCGTTGCAGGTCCGGTTGAGATCTTTACTAGTGTCCGGACGACCGGGCCTGCGGCGAGTCGTGAGCAAGTCCGGTTAGTACGTTAATGTGAATCCAAGGAACGCCGGGTAAGTGGTGGGAGCGCGCCAGCTTGCTCGCATCGGGACGTAGCTCAGCAGGCAGAGCGCCCGGCCTGGGACCGGGAGGTCGCACGTTCAAGTCGTGCCGCCCCGACGGTATCGGTCGTTGTCGGCTCCGCAGGAGTCATCTGAGAATTGACACTCTCAGAGGCGAACATCGCAGCGACGATCGAGACCTGGTGGATGTGGGAGTTGGGTAACACCAACCTCGCCCCTGTGAGCCACTCGTTCTTAGGGGGACGGGTGGCTCACTGCTTGGGCAGGTTCAAGTCCCGCACGCCCTGCTACCATCGGTACATGCCGATTCACCGCTCGTCCAGTCGCTCATCCTGATTCCAGGAGGGGTGGCCGAGCGGCCTATGGCACCGGCCTGCTAAGCCGGAAGCGCGTCATGCGTCGTGGGTTCGAATCCCACCCCCTCCGCACGGGGAGCGTGGCGCTAGGTTGGCTGGCAACTGGTCTCGAAAGCCGGGCCGGGGTCACACCCGGGGGTTCGACTCCTCCACGCTCCGCTATGGATTCTTGTGCCATCTCACCGAACGCTCGAGCTGGCTGTACCAGTTATCGGCCCAGAGTCCGAGCCGGCCGATCAGACGCCGGATCCGCTTCATCATCGATGGAAAACATACCTGATACGCAGCTCGGCAACGAGGGTCTCTCCATCGCCGGTGATCTGAATATCCTCGACATCGGCCAACGATCCGCCACGGTCCAGATAGCACTTCAGGCAGAGGACGCCACGCTGTTCGGGCCCTGGCACATTGCGAAGCCATTCTTCATCGACGACGCGAAAGTCCAGCCAGGGCACTTGACCGCAATCGGCACACGGCAACGTCAAGCCGTCGGAAATCGCTTCGGGCCATGGATCGCTGGGCCAGATGTCGATCTGCTTCATCACAGTCGAGCTTCTCCTACGCCGGCGTCCAGATATGGTCGCGGGCTCGCTTGAACACCCGAATCGTCCGGTTGATTTCATGCCAGCCCGCCAGATGATAAGCGAACCCACCGCCGTACAGATCGATCTGTTCCATCTCGGCTACTGGTTTGCCATCGGCATCTGGAGCACGTCGCTCGAGCAGGGCGTACCTGGCTCGATCGTGATTGACCGAGACTTGAATATCTTCGGTCTCTGGATGCCAGGAGACCTCGAAGGAGAACTCGCCGTCAGTGAACCGTTCTTTAGGCATCGTTCACGCCTCCACATGTATCCAACGTCGAAGTGAAACAACATCGCGAATTGTGGTCCTGTGGACTCTGAACCGACGAGCCAGATCAGATCCCTGAGCACCAGCCGCGAACTCTCGTCGAATGATCACAACATCCTGCGTAGAAAGGGTCGCGTTGGGCTTTGCTTCCCCTCTGCACTGACGTCCTCGAGCGACCATGTCGGCCATGTTTTCTGTTTGATCACCCTCGATGAGGTGAGAGACGCGAATGCAAGACCTGTTGTCACATGTGTGTCGAAGCGCTGTTTCTGGCCACGCTCCAAAGGCGAACTTCCACGCCACACGATGAGCACCATGCAAGCGTCCTTCTAGCCAGAAGACGCCATGTCCATTTCGATCCGTTGCTGCAGCCCACTCCCAACAGCCAGGCTGCATCAGCACTTTGGACCAGAACCTTTGATGATCTTTCCTCCGAACGGGCATCTCGCCCTCACCCCTCCCGGGTGGTCGTCGGTAGACGAGATGACAGTATCATCCCCGCGCATGCCAGTCGTAGTACCCGGCATCGGGATCGTCGTCAGGCTCTGGTGACTCACGATCATCGTCAAGCTCTGGAGGCTTTGGAAGACGGCTCATGTACGCAAACGGTGGTCCGCCGGACTGTAGGTAGATGCCGGCGTCTCCCATCGCGAACCGGCACGGCCTGCAGTGCTGCCACGGCCAGTGGATCCTGGTTCCGCACCACTTGCAGATCCTCATACGATCGCTACCAGAGACTTGCGGCCGATTGCGAACACGGCCTCACCTTGAGCGATCAGTAGTCGGTCGAGATTGATCAGAGTGATCTTCGCATCGCCGCGATCGCCCCAGTTCGGACCCCACGAGTTGCGCAAGATCACGTACGAGGCGGTCAGATCGACGTTGTCCCAATCCTTCGGCGCGCGCTCGTCCAGCCAGAACAGCTTGACCGCGCGAGCCAGGATGGCGTGTCCGCCGACGATCGAACCGGTCGGATAGATCCAGCCGTTGCGCGGGGTGTACATGTCCCGGTGCCAGTTGATACCGAGCACCGCGGGCCCGTTGCGGCCCAGCCCGTGTACCAGGTCCTGCAGGCCGAACGCCCAGCGGTACTCACGGAAGTAGCCGAGCTTGCAAGTGAGTTTCATGCCGGCGAGCACCGAGGTGCCGTGCATGACCGGTCGCGCACCGGGATAGGCGCCACCTTCGAACTCGTCGTCGCGCTGGGCGCCGTAGTAGATGACGATCCTGCCGAACTCTTCGGCGTGTGTCTTGTCGACGAAATTGACCGGAGCCGGTCGGCACTGCAGCTCGTTGGTGATACCCAGGCCGACGCATGCACCCTCGCGATACTGGTCGATCACCCAGAGCACCGGGATGTTCCAGGTGTACGAGCGCAGCATCAGTGGCGCGGCCGCGGTGCGGATCGGGTAGTTGCGCGATTCTTCATCGAACGAGATCAGACGGTTCAGCCTCGGGTCGTTGACCTCGGTGCCATCACGAAGCCGCATCGTTGGTCTCCTTGTGATGGTCGGTCTTCATCGTCTCAGTGAAGACTGGATGTTCAGATGGGAAGGTCATCTTCGGCCTCCGGCCACATGCCTTTGTGCCAGGTACCTCCCCGTCCAGGTGGAGATCCGGCCGGCACTGAGTGGAAAGTGAGGGTGTGACCGAGGAGTGTGTATGTCTGGCCACCATCCTCACTGAAGGCCTTGGAGTTGCGGTCGTTCTGCCACAACGGACGCCCAGACTCGACCGACCGATCGATCCACTCATCAGGATCATCGGTCAGCGACGCCAGGTTCTCGTGCCGGAGCAGCCGGGTCAACTGATCGATAGCGACGCTTGCCGACCCGCCGGAGTGACCGAACGAGCAGAACCCCTCGACGGCCTTGATGATGGACTCGGCGTACTCCGGGTCCTCGGCCATCTGACCGCAGAGTTCCAGCTCACGCCTGGCGTGATCAACCAACTTACTCAACGTAGATCCCCAATCGATGCCTGCGTAGCGTCGTCGACGACGACTATCTGCGGTGGACGCATTCGAACTGTCTCACCCAGCGCGACGAGATGGCGGTGCTGGGTCTCGATGATCTGGATCGCGATGTCGACCGCACTTTCGCTCTGAGACGGTTCGCCTAGAGCATTGTCGGTGATGAAATCGGCGAGCTTCTCGATCTGTTCGTCACCAGTGGGATAGTCCATGGAATCGCCTTTCACACACCCGTCAGGACACGCATCAACCGGAAGAACCCACGTACCACCCGACCGCGCCAGTTGTCCGCCTCGCCGAGGTCGGACAAGCGCAATAGATCCGGACAGATGGCCTTACTGGTCGTCGTGATCGTGTTGTAACCGTGCGTATCGCGCCAGTCGTCGGGAGAGGTGATGTTCATCAGTGTCTCGCTGCCTGAACGATGCGCACCGGCGACGACCAGGGCCGCCAGTTCGCCAGCCGGTTCCCACAGGTCGAACAGCCTGCGGTGCGGCTATAGGTGTGCTGCTCGCCGTCCTCGGTGGTGAACAAGTTCGTCTCCGACTCGGCGTCGTAGTGACGTTCGGTGATCCGACGGATCCCGGCGACCATAACCGGACCACCGGCCGAGTTGACCCACCAGACCGCGGCCAGGGTGTCCTCCTCGCCCGGAACCTGGACGATCATCAGCCGGCACTTTTCCAGGCCGTCGACGGTGACCGGGAAGTCGTTCACCTGTATCACGACCCGGTCGCGGTCGTTGACCAGGTCGTCGAGCGTGAGTTCGGCGAGCCGGCGAGGCATGGTCTTGACAGATGGGAGAGGTTCAGAGATCGCTGCAAGTGACGCTTCAATCTCTTTGTCAGTGAGTTCAGAAGTTGGCTTAGTCATAGCATCGTCGATCACCGTGCCGGAGTACTCCTCGACGAGACTCTGGGCGTGGTCCTCGGAGATCTGCGGCTGTGCTGGCTCATCCTTCGGCATCTCGTTCTCGCTCGAGAGCACCGGCTCGGACGGTGTGTAGGACTCGCCGGCCTCCCAGGCCGAGAGCAGGCCGACCAACTGGGCCTTCTTGCGTGCGTCGATGTCCGAGGTGTCGATATCCTTGGCCTTGGCGAAATCACGCAGCTCGGCCGGGCTCATCTGCTGGAAGTCGGTTCCACTCACGTCAGCTCCTTCGACTCTTTCGGTTCGTACTTGCGACGAAAGTAAGTATCGTCGACCGGCCAGTAGTGAGGATCGATATTGTCATCATGATTTCGGACGATCCAGGTTCCTACCGAGATCGGAACGAACTTCTGGTCGCCGTTGACGCCTGTAAGCATCTCGAGATGGTGAATACCACTGTAATCGTCTCGCATCCTGCCTCGGAGAGTCGCACCGAAAGCGAGCACCTGCTCGAAGTTGTCGCCGGTCCACTGCACGGCTTCGACCTCGCACGGTCGAGAGATGTAGACGCTCACGCTACCGGCCGTCCTTCCTTGTTCGTGAGACGGCTGATCGGGCACTCACAGACTCGACAGCCTCCGCAGACGCTACAGCGATCCTCGTCGCAGTCGTGTTCGCGCGTGCTCATGCAGGCGTCTTTCGTTCGTACCACGCGTGAAACTGGTCCATCTCAACACATCGATGGCTCTCGTGGCCTACTGATCGCACTACCCAATCACCGACTGGCACCGGGACGTACTTGGAGCCGACCCACAGATCAAGAATCCGGGCACCGTTCTTCAACTCGACCTGGACCGGAGCGCCGAACTCGACCAACTCGTTGAAGTTATAACCGGTCCACTGGACGGCCTCGACCTCCACTGGACGATGAACGTAGGTCCCTCGGGTGCTCATCGACGCCCGCCCCAGGCGATCGGGTCCGCCTCACGGATCACCTTCTCCGGTTCGGTGAAGAAGCGAAGCTGGTCCTCGGACGGTCGCAGCGGCTCGGGATAGAAATCGATGATCGGATCGTAGTGCTCCGGCCGCCAGATGTGCGGCATCGACGAGACGTACAGCAGGTGCAGCGGCACCGCGTACAGCGGCGAGGAGTCCGGTGCTGCCCGGTTCAGCTCGTGCGCCCAGGCCTTCTCGTCCGAGGTCACGGTGAAGTCCCCCAGCCCCGCGGCCACCAGCGTGCCGGGCTTGGCCTGACGTGTCGGGTCGAAGGTGAACAGCGGCGAGCTGGGCCGGCGCAGACGCAGGGTGTAGAAGCGGGTGAACGAGGCCGCGACCACCTGGACGATGGCGTACTGGCGACGAGGGTCGTTGATCTGCTCGGTGGTGCGTGGGGAGGGCAGGGGTTTGGTCGGGAAGGACAGGAACGAGGTTTCCAGCGCCGCCGGCAGAGTGCCGCGTTCTTGAGCCCTGCGCATGCGCTCGGAGGCCGCGCGGTGTGTCACGTTCCCGCAGGCGGCGATGCGCACGTACGGAACTCCTCGACGCAGCAGCAGTGCGATGGTGACATCGAGCAGCACCGAGATCGCAGAGGATCCGCCGGACTTGTCGCGGAACACGTGCGCCCACATCGCCTGCAGTGGCGCACACATCGAGACCGGTACGTCGGCGAGATCCTGGCGCATTATCAGGCCGTAGTCCGGTGGCGGTCGCATGTCATACAGGCGCGGCGAGTCCGCCGGCGCCTTGGCGTTCGGATGCACGGATATGATCTGGTACAGCCATTGTCGGGACACCCCGACCCCGGCGGCGATGCTCATCATCTCCCAGCCGTGTTCACGCAGTACCGTGACCCTGGCGGCGAGGTCCGCGGTACGGCCCTGGCGACGAAGTCGCTTCAGGTACGGGAACTCGGATGCGAACGCCGCGGCGGCCTCGTCGGAATTGGTGGCAGAGACCACGCCTGCGTCAGGTTCCATAGAACATTACTGTATCAGGTAGGCACGTTGGTGTCACGCTGCCGACGGCGCAGTTCGTCCTGTTTGCGAGCCTGCCGGCGAACCCGACGCTGTTCCCTGGTCTCCTTGACGAAGGCGAAGCGGACTCGGGGCTTGTAGTGGTTGTCGGCCGGGCTGCCGGTGATCGAGCGGTCCGAGGTGCGAATCCCGCTCATCCGGCGAGACGGTGCGCCGGCCGGCCGGCCCAACCGGATCCGTCCGCCCATGCCGGACGGCGAGTTGACCAGCGCCGCGGAGATGCCGATCACGCCGGCGTCCAGGCGGTCCGGGGAGTACTTGGACTCGTCCGGCACCCACGAGGTGAGCTGGGACTCGTACTCGCCGAAGTAGTCGACGTGGAGCACCTTGCCGCGCTCGTAGGCGAGCACCACCGGCTCGGCGCGGACCTGCTTGGACTCGGCCGAACGAGCCAGCACCACCGGAATCTCTGGATCCTCGGCCTTGATGATCATTCGTACCAGCTCGCCGCCCTGGTTGTCCTCGGCGACGACATATGCCCGGTACTGGCGAGCCAGGGTGGCCACCCGCTTGGCCCAGACCCCGGGTGAGCCGTGCACGGACTCGTCGGCGACGACGTAGGCCTTGCGGGCGTTCGGATTGCGCTCGGCGGTCGCACAGACCACGACGATGCCGCACTCGTCGCGCGGTTTCTCGGCCACCGACGGGTCCACCCCGATGATGCGGGTCGGCAGGGTGAGCGGTGCGAAGCTGTCGCGCTCGCCGACGCGGTGAATCTGCTCCATCCGCAGCATCGCGCCGTCGATGTCGCCGAGCAACTCTCCCTCGAGTTCCTGCTTGGCCAGGGAAGTACCCTCGTACATCGCGACGATGGTCTCGTGGTAGATCTGCGCCAGGTGGCGGTTCGCTTTGGTCGAGCCTCGGACCACCCGGTACTTGTTCGGGTCGGCGTGGGTACCGTTGAGGATCTCGATAACCATCGGCACCCGCCGCGGCGTGGTGGCCATGAAGATCTGCGGGTTGTCGCCGAGTCGAGTGGCCAGCTTCACGTTGTCCCAGGCATTGGCGATGCTGCCGGCCGGCGGGCGGTGCGGCCAGGCGGCCCCCTCGTCGCACAGGGCCCAGTCGAACTGCGGCCCTCGCAACATGTCCGGAACGCTGGCGGTGAAGGTGTGCGCGATCGTCCCGTTCGGCCAGGTCACCTCTCGGTTGTTCGGCACGTACTTCGGGCGGTCGTTCGGGTGGGCGGTGGCCAACAGCCCAGACTCGCCTTTGACCATCGTGGCGCGTACGTCGTTGGTGGTACGGGCCACCAGCGCGCCCCGGGATCCGGGATACTTCGCGGCGAGCTTGTGGGCGATCTCGGACAAAGTACGCGTCTTGCCCATCCCCCGCCCGCCGAGGATCACCGTGATGTGGGCGTTGGAGTCGTACGCGTGGAGCTGGGACGGCCGGCCCCAGAACCGGAAGTCGTACAGCAGGGCGTCGGGATCGACGTCGTCGGAGGCCAGCACCTGCTCGCGAGCGCCGGGCGGCAGCGAAGCCAGCCGGTCGGCGATGGCCAGGTCCTTGTCCGGACGGAACCATTCACCCGCCGTGGTCGGCGCGAGCAGCGCGGGAAGGCTCATTCAGCCCGCCTTCGGTGCGGTGGGATCATCCTCGGTCGGACCGGTCAGGCTCAGAATAGTCTCGGCGGCCTCGAGACGAACTCTGCTCTCGTTCGCAGGACTCAACAGGTCGATCAGGACGTCCGCGGCTTCGTCGGGGTTCATCGATCGCTCTTGTCCTCTACAGTCTCGGCCTCGACGATCTCCTCCGGCGGAGCGGGGGTGTCGTCGTCATCGGTGTCAGTGTCGGCGTCGGTATTCGAAGAGGAGTCATGCCCGTTCGACGAGGGCGTCTGGGTGTCCATCCGCTCGAGCACCGGTGTCTCGCCGGCCAGGCGAGCAAGATGAGCGGCGATGATATCGGCCGGGGTGCGATCGCCCTGGGGCCCTGCGACCACCGAGATCTCGATGCCGGGAGCGAACCCGGTCCGGTCCAGAATCGCCTCGGCGGCCTTGAGGCGGACCATGTCGTTGGTCGAGTTCAGCAGCGAGATCAGGCTGTCCACGGCCTTCTCCCCGGCCGCGAGCAGCTTGGTCTTGGTGACCTGGTGGATGTTGCGCAGCTCTTCGGCGGTGTACAGGTGCCCGCCGTGGGTGGTGCAGTGCGTGTCGCCGGGAGTGGCGAAGTTGGTGCACTTGAGGCCGTTGTCCCGAAGCTGGACACAGCGCTGGGAGACCGCCAGGCGTGGGGCCTTGTTCGGGCGTAGCTCGATGTCGCGCCCGTCGGCATCGGTGACGTGCGGAACCAGGTCGTTCACCGCGCGGTAGGGCACCCGGTCGGACAGGTCGGCCTCGGACAGGGCGTCGGTCAAAGCGGCTCTGACCACTTTGGTCCCTCGGGCCTCGGTGATCTCGTACTCGTGAGCCTTGCGCTGGTAGACCAGCTCGGCGACGGTCGGGGCCTCATCGTAGTAGACCTTGATCATCTCGCGGGCGAGATCCAGGTGTGCGGCGGTGATCTGGGCCTTGCCGGCGGCGTAGAAGAGCCGGACATCCTCGAGCACGTAGTGCGGGTTCAGGTCGAACCGGTTCAGCCACACGTTCTCCGGGCCGCCGGACAAAACCAGATGGGCTAGTGGCCAGAACTTGTGGTCGGTGTCTTCGTGCAGCAGGTTCAGCCAGTGCAGGAATGGCATCCGCTCGGAGGTGGCGGTCTCGGTGGCGAACACATCGGTCATCTGGACCTCGCCGTGGAGGAAGAGGAGGACGGAGTCAGGTTGACCGCGTAG